TCACAAATATGCGTGAAAGATCCCAAACTGAAACTTCAGTTTGTCCAATTTCAATATCAATTATATCATAAACGGGCGTGTCATTTGTATTTAATGTACGAGCGAGTTCAACAACTGCTTGAGCAATTCCCGGAACTAAAAATATTGCTGCTTGCACCCTTTGAATGAATACATCAACACCAATTCCTAAACTGTTTCCATAAGCTAAAATCGCGCTTGCAACTTGCTGAAAACCATTTGCGGGAAAATTTTCTTGTGGATTGAAAGTTAAAGTTACTGTCACCCAAATATAAATTTGACTTGCTCTGCTAAAAAATATAGGCTGTATATTGCCTTGAGAATCAAAAATATTAACTTGTGTATTTCCAAAAGTTTGAATTCCTGCCGGTTTTAATTGCCAAATTTTTAAGGCAACTGCTGTATCTGTACCGCCTTCAACAACTGTTTCAAATGACTTAGGAGGCCTTCCACCTGCTGTGATATATACAGGAGGGTTACTTCCTAAAATCACAAAAGAAACTGTAATTTCTTGTGAGTCTTCTATTTCTATAGAAAGATTTAAATTTCCAACTCCTAAAACTAAAACATTTTTTATTTCTGGCTGAGTTAATATCAAAGCTGCTATTGCATTCATTGTAGCTAATTGTGTTCCTTGCCACGCTATAGAGCCTATTAAATCTCCTTCAAAATAAACTTCAATTGTACTTGTAGCATTAAAAGCAATTGAAAAAGATATTTCTATTGGATCTTGTGTTAATGTCACATTCTCAAAAATTGTCACTGAACTAACTCCGGGTACTTCTTGAAGCAATCTTGCTCTAATAGCTTCTACTGTTGCAGCACCTAAAACTCTAAGAGATTGCGCACGTCTAAGTCTTAATTCTTCGTCAGTTTCTTGATTTCTTCCTGTTACGCCTGCTTTGAAATTAGTGATACTCGTCCAACCAGCAACAGGGGTAACTATTTCTGTTAAACTGCCAATTGGCACAGCAATAGATCCATAATTCTGAGCTAAAAAAGGTACTGGAGAGCTTATCTGAGTGATTGTTAAGCCAATTCCAACATTTAAAGAATAAGGATTTTCAGTATCTACTGCTGTAATTGTAATAATTGAGTTATCGAAAGTAGATGTTAAATTAGAAGAAGTGTTTAAAGATGCTGATAAGTACTCAGCGACTGTATTAGAATCTAAAGGAATTTCTAAAGTTTCAGTATAAGTTGCTTGACTTACTCCTCCAGTAATTTCTACTGCACTAATTTTTACTGAAAATCCAATAGTTGGAGTTAACTTAATTGTGTTTCCTACAATTGTCGCTGTAGAAATTGCAGAAGATGTTAGAAGCGCAGTTCTTAATAAATTAAATGTGTTAGCTGAGCTTGTAGTGTAAACAACCTGAGGTATGTTTACTCCGTTCACTTTTAAATTTATTACATTTGCAGCAACAAAAGGACGAGAAAAATTTATTACAGGTAATGAATAAGTGTAAGAAACTCCACTCGTTATAATTGTATAAACTTGCGCTAGTGCTGTATCAACTCTTACTTTATTTTGAACTGAATTAGAGCGAGTAATAAATGCATTTTCAGTAGATATAAATAGATTTTCTGTATTAGGCTGTCTTGCAATCCTTCCAGAAATAATTAATGTTCCTTCAGCACCTGTTGCAACACCAATTACAAAAGTTCTTTGAGCTGCAATTCTAGTTAAGCCATTCAATTGTACGACATTATCTAAAGATATTCCACTCGCAGAATTTGGATATTCGCTTAAATAAACATCATTAAGATTCTCCCAAATATCTGCAATAACTTTTGAGAATATTCCTATTATCTGGCCTGTAACGGATTGTGCATCAAGATTTATCTCTCCAAATTCTCCAATAAAATAATCTTCTAACTCGTTTTTGATATCAATTAAGCGTTTACTTTTAAATCCGCTTGAAGTCACGCCATATTCTATATTATTATTGTTGTTGTTCACGCGGGCAACTCCATTTCTTTTATTAAATTTTCTCCAAAAATTGATTTTGCACTAAATTTTACATAGTAAATTCTTTTAGCTTGATCAAATGAAGATTCAAAAGCAGTCAACTCAATAATTCCTCTAGTATTTACGATTTCCTGTTTCAATATAGATTCAATTTGAATTTGATTGGGAGATTTTTTAAAAAAAACTTCAAAATAAGGCACTCCTTGAGTGATATCTAAAAACCATTCACCCAAAACAAAGCGCAAGCGAATTGCTAAGTTTTGCATAATCTGATTTGTATCATCAAATAAAAAGAAATCAAAGTTTTTAAAAATCAAATCGTTTGTCTCTTGATCTAATGCAAAATCAATCATGTAATTGTTCCTTTAATTGAATCGATTTGAGACTTGATAGCTGTAAATGTAGCAATATTATTTATTGGAAAAGCCACTGGAGGATTAGTTCCAGGTGGTACTGTTATTGTAATTGCTGAAATTGCTGCTAAAGTATCTGATATTTCTTGAAGTAATTCAATAGCTTGATTTCCAATCGCAATTTTATTTGATGTTTTAATTTGAATATCGCCATTCTCTTTTATTCTTATCTCACTATCTTCAAATGAAATCGAGAAATCTGTTCCATTATTTTTTGAAAAATCAGAATTAAAAGGCATCAAACCAGGTATTGCAATAGCATCTGAAAGCGCGAATTTTCTCGGATCGTCGGGCGTGACTTGACCACCAACTGATTTCCAAAGATCAATTGAACGTTCACAGAATATTAACAGCACATAATCGCCTACATTAATCGGAAAATTAATTGAAAAATTAACGCCAGATTGAAAAATTATTGGCACATTTTCAAGAATTGGCATAGACATTTCACCTGAATCATAAGCTTTATTCAAAGCCGGCTGTACTGTTGCTTTGTTAGTTTCAGCATCATATGATTTTATAATTGCCGGCAGTGCTGTATGCATACTGCTAAGTATAGACCAAACGGAATCATTAAAAATTTGGGGAAGGGGAGTCATGACGGAAAAGCCTCTATTACAGATTCAAAATCATGCCCATAATTGTCTCCAGTATGTCTTATAGAGTATACAATTAATTCATTATCAATATCAACTTTAGTCGATCTAACTCTAATACGATCTCCCGGAAGTATATCAGGCCTTAATAAAACTCTAACCAACCAACCAGGTTTTGGAGGATTATTGGGCGATATTGCTTGATAAAGATATTGTCTTTTATCAACGTACCTTTCAGGCACTCCTAGCATACCCGTTTGTGAATTTATTTCGACAGCAGGTTTTGGAGTAGATTCATTATATGCAATAATTATCAAATTGTCATTTTGAACACTTGCTTGTAAATTTAATTTCTTGCAAGCAGCATCTAAAAGATTCTTTGCTAAACCTGTTTCATAGCTTCCATTTTCATAAATTAAATTTTCGGAAGGTGCAAAATAAGCAATTTGAAAATTTAACTCTTGAGCAATATATTCAATAACAGTGCGCACAGCTGTTTTTGGAGCAAATGAAATAGAAATTGTCGTATTATTTAATGTTCTTTCGCCATCTCCGCATTCTAAATTTGAGATAATTTCAGGATATGCGAAAGTATGATTTAATTTATTTACATATCCTATAAAAATTAATTGTGCTCCATTTTGTTGCTCATAGCCCGCAAATAATCTTAACTGATCGCCAAAATTTGTTAATCTATTTCTATTATTTGCGCCTAAATTATAAATATTTACATTTGCTGTATTAGTTGACAAAGAAAAAGTTTTTAAAACATTAAAAGTAATTCTGAGATTTTTGATATCTATTTCACCAATAAATCCATTATATTTATCATTTGTGATTAATATTTTAGCTTGTATAACTCTATCAAATTGCATTACGCCTCTTCTGATGATAATATTATTTGTAATTCTTGTGTAGAATAGTAAACAAGTTCAAATTTCTGAGACATATCAAAACGGCTGATTGTGTCAGGCGAATTAATAATATTCTGACAAATAATTTCACCTTCAGGCTTTCCAAAAACTGTATATGCTTTCAGCAAAGGGAAATTTGGAACAATTTTTATTCCTAAAATTAATGGTTCTTCGTTTCTATTATAAATATTCATCGTCCAAAATTCATTCAAAGCGTTCCAAGTAAATTCTAAAATATAAATGATTCTATCAAGCTCAATCTGCTCTTGCCATTTTGCAGGTTGCTTAAACGGGATAATTTGCATTAATACAAACCTTTTAATTTTAAAACAGCATTTGTAATATTTGGTAAAACTTTGTTAGGAATTTGCAAAAGATCTTGTATGCCCACGTTTACAGCGCTTTGTGCTTGATCTTTAAAAGAAAAAGGGGGGTCATTTTGAAAAAATGGATACACAGTAGCTTCTGAAACAATTTCCCTTGGAATTTTATCTTGAGTTTTATTAAAAGGATTATCTGCATTTTCTACATATCTAATCGAACGATCTAATAATATTTTCTGAAGTTCAATAATAAAGTTTAGACTTTGACCAGTTTG